AACAATAATGAAATAATTAACCTTAAAGGAGGTTTAATAAAATGGCAAAATTAACAATAACAATAGAAGTAGATGACACAGATCAAAAGTGTCTTTTAAACGATATAACAAACATTAATGAGTGGGCGCAAGCCGCTATGACTGGAAAAATTAATGGATGTTGGAAACGTATGCAACAAGCGTGGACAACTAAATTAATAAACGATGAGAGTTTTACAGATGCTATACCAAGTAACAAAGCAGACTTTATAACCCTTGTAACAGCAAGGTCAGATTATAAAACCAGAACAGAGCGTGATGCTGCTTCTGGTACACCTTAAACTAGAGGAGTAATAAAATTGGCACTTCAAAGTAGCGGAGCAATCTCCATGTCTCAAATCGGAACAGAACTCAGTAACGCAAGTAGAAGCCTAAGAACCCTTAGTGCTGCTGCTTCCAAAAGTGCGCCAGACTCGATGTCTGAGTTTTACGGATACAGTGCTGGCGGTAGTTTTTCATTAGGATCTATTAGTGGTTCTACGAGTCAGGCATTTAAGACTACAAGCACAACATCAACTGGGATCAATCAGACAATTACCCTGAGATTTAACTTAACTAAAAATGGTAATGATTCTAACCAGTATATCTTGGTATACAAAAATAGCAGTGCCTACGTTCAGATTACTTCAGGTAATTACGATATACCTAATGTTACCTCTAGCGATACATTTTATGTTGCAGCTTACAATTCTCAAGGTGAGCAGTTTGTAGGAACTATAACAGTAACAGATCAAACTAATGGGACTCAGTTAGACCAAAGTAGCGTTAACTTTTATCGCGAGGAAGAATAATGGAATCTACTGATAAAGATTTAATTGATATAGCAGCAGCTTCTACAGGCGTAGCAACATACGCTCAAATTCTTCCCAACATGGCTGCTTTATTTACCATCGTTTGGCTAGGAATACGCATATTAGAAAGTGATACAGCACAATCAATCAAAGATAAGGTTTTAAAACTATGCAAATCCAAAGATTAAAAGATCAACTAAAGATACATGAAGGTGTAGTCTTAAAACTTTATAAATGTTCAGCAGGGTATTATACATGTGGTGTAGGTAGAAACATACAAGCTAACGGTATTTCTATGGAAGAAGCTGAACTTATGTTGGCTAATGACATAGATGATTGCATCGTGGATCTAAAGAGAAACATTGGTTTTTTTAATGATCTACCTGAGACAATACAGGAAGTGATGGTCAATCTATGTTTTAACATTGGTATAAACAAATTGTTAAACTTTAAGAAGACTATAGGTTTACTAAGAGATGAAAAATACCTAGAAGCAGCCGATGAAATACTAGACTCTAAATGGTCAAAACAAGTAGGGCAGAGAAGTCATGATCTAGCAGACATGATACGAAGCTGTGAATCCTAATGTTAGACGATGTAATACGTCTAGTTAATGACGTAGGTTTCCCAATAGCCAGTGCTGGTGCTTTAGGTTTCTTTATATGGAAGTTGATTAACAGAATAATCGACAACATGGAAAAGAAGATAGACCTACTCGATGAAAAACTACAGAGCATTATCAATACTTCTGAAGAACGATTAGCCAATAAACTAGATAGCCAACATGGAATCATTGTCGCCTTAATAGATAGAGTCAGGGCATTAGATAACCAAACAATACGTCAAGATGTCTTATTAAAGACACTACTTGGTGTTCCTAATTTAATTGAAATAGATAAAATCGCTAAGGCAACCAGAGATGACCAACGAAAAGATTAAGCTATTCTTCTTAGCAACTTTACCTGTATTAGTATTAATTACATTTGCAGAAATCAAAAGTGATGAACTGTCACATAGATTTAAGTCACCTTCTTTTTCAGGAATAAATACTTCAAGTCATTATTTGACTATAGAAAACCAAGAGTCTACTAGAAGACAATCAATAAAGGATCAACTAGAAGCCTATCAAGATGATATAGAAAGAGAAGCAGATAACTCTACGTTGAGTCGTTTTATTCGTAACTTAGAATCTCGTATCTATGCACAGCTATCGCGACAGATGGTAGAGCAATTATTCGGAGAGACACCACAAACAGAAGGTAAGCTTGAATTGGAAGGTAACACGATTGAATATATGGTGAAAGATGAACTTATTACGCTTACGATTACAGATGAAACAGGCGGTACAACTACTATTACTGTCCCTATCGGTAGCTTTACTTTCTAGTTGTACTCCAAGATATACAGCATTACTCGAAGAAGGTGGTATTCCTTATATAGTAATAAAAAAAGCTTCAATACTTGAGTTACAAAATGAAGAACTTTTAAACCTAAAGCCAGCCATAAGAAAACCTGTAATAGCTATATATCCTAATAGCTTTTTAGATCATACAGGACAAAGAAAGTCTAATGGTAACTTTGCTTTATTTTCTACAGCAATTACTCAAGCACCAGAAGCTTTCTTAATAAGAGCTTTAAAACATGCAGCTAATGGTAAGTTTTTCCAAGTAGCAGAACGAGTTGGATTAGACAGTTTAACCAAAGAAAGGCAATTAATACGTTCAACAAGAGAAACGTTTGAAGAAGAGAGTGTCGTCAAACCTCTTTTATTGGCAGGGTTACTAATGCAGGGTGCTGTATTAAGTATAGATACTAACGTAAAAACAGGTGGTATAGGAGCTAGGTACTTAGGTATCGGATCAAGTAAAGAATATAGAGAAGACATAATTACTTTGTCTCTTAGGCTTGTATCTGTGTCTACTGGTGAGGTTCTAATAGAAGTTTTAGTTAGTAAGAGTGTTATATCAGTAGGTGTATCTCAAGATTTATTTAGGTTTATATCTAATGGTACAAAGTTAGTAGAAATAGAAGGTGGAGCAAGTGAAAACGAAAGTACATCTATAGCCTTACAACAAGCTATTGAAGAAGGAGTGTTGAATATAATTAATATTGGACTCAACAGAGGGTATTGGAAAAATGAAGAAACTAATTAGTATGCTAGATTGTACTTTATTTAGTGTAGCTGTAATAGCAGGTAGCGTTTATTTATTTAACGAAGTTAAAGCTGATGATAATGAGATCTATGTAGATCAAGTAGGTGCTACAGCAAATATAGATTTAGAACAACTTGGTAGCGGTAACATAATAGGTGGACTTTTATCAGCACATGGATCTATGACTCCGTTTGATCTCGATGGTGCTACGATGACATTAGATGTCAATCAAATTGGAAACAATAACAAAATGTTAGGCGACATAAACGCAGACTCATTTACAGGATTGTTTGATTTTGATGGGGATACTAACTCGTATACTATTCAAGTTGATGCTGGCAACTCGAATTCAGCAGATAACGCAAATGTAAATGTAAATGTGGATGGAAGCACAAATACCATGACACTAGACTTAGCTACTAATTCTTTAGCTAGTGGTGCAGATATAGACACTATAGTTCAAGGTTCTGGGAATACTGTTCACATTGATTTAGATGTAGATTCTGCTACGAACTATATTGATCTCGATGGTGATTCAAATAATCTTGATTACAATGGGGATGGCTATGCTGGCGCATATTTCAAAATTGAACATGATGGTTCAACAAGGAGTTTTGACATTGACCAACAATCTACGCAAGACAATGACTGGCTTAGGGTACTTAGTGATGGTTCTGGTGGCTCAGTTTGCATCAACCAGTCAGATCAAGGCACAAGCGTTGGATGTTGATATAGGAAGTATTACAGAACTCAACGGAAACACCAGAGTAGTAAGAGACAAACCATACGAAAGTTCAATAGATTTTTCTCTTAACTCTATGGATAAACTAGAGACTGCTAAAGGTAGGATGGGAGTTACTTTCAGAGATGAAACTACAATACGTTTAACAGAAAACAGTAATGTCATTATTGACAAGTTTGTTTTTGATCCTGATCCAAGTAAGTCTAGTATGGCTCTTAACTTTGTTAAGGGTACTGGAAGATTTATATCCAGTAAAAAGAAACGTATACCTAACGATAATATTGTTGTAAGAACACATGCTGCTACCATTGGAATAAGAGGCACAGACTTTACAATAACTGTAAAAGAAACTGGAGAAGCTCTCGTAATACTTTTACCTGATGAGTTCGGTAACTCAAGTGGTGAAATAACGGTAGATACTGCTTTAGGTCGGGTAGTTCTTACGAAAGCTTATGAGGCTACTACAGTCTATAACTTTGAGACAGCTCCAACACCAGCAGTAATATTAGATTTAACTTTAGACATGATTGATAACATGTTAATTGTCAATCCTCCAGAAACTATCCAACAAGAAACTGAAGAATCTAATGCAGTAGCAGACAATATTCTTGATGTCGATTTCTTAGAGTTTAGTGAGCTAGAAGAAGATGGATTAGCTAAAGATGAACTTGAATATACTGAGTTAGATATAGATTATCTTGCTGCTAATTTTCTTGAGGATCTTTTAGACATCATCCAAGAAGTAGATGAGTTATCTAAAGCAGACAAAGCACTGTCAGCCGATGGTATCAAAGGTACTGCTATTGGTTATGATAGTGATACTCAAATAAATACATTTGTAAACGATAGTGAAGTTAAGTTCATTAGACAAGTAGAAGATAACTTACAAATGCAAGTATCTAAAGATGGCTCTTATAACATCCGTATAGATCAAAGTGGAAAAGTAAATCAGGTAACAACGAATGGCGGTAGTTCATCTACCATAACAATCAAACAAGGTAGCTAAACAATGAAATTAAAATTCTCAAAGATTAAAAACCTAATAGGAGCTGTAGCACCAACAATCGGTACAGCATTAGGTGGAAGCATGGGTGGTACAGCAGCTAAAATGGTAGCTGAAGTTTTAGGCTGTGAACCAGAGCCAAAGAAACTTGAAGCAGCAGTACAAAATGCAACACCAGAACAATTAGCAGAACTAAAGAAAATAGATAAAGACTTTGAAATAAAAATGAAAGAATTAGATGTCGATTTGTATGCTTTAGAAACTGCTGATATCCAAGATGCTAGAGACTCATTTAGAGAAGATTGGACTCCAAAAGTATTTGGGTTAATCTCATTATTAGCATTTGTTGGATATATTTTTACAGTCACAATTTTACCTCCAGATCAAAACTCAGATACGATAGTCAGTCTTGTGCTTGGGTATCTTGGCGGTCTAGTGTCAGGGATATCTAGCTTTTATTTTGGAGCATCAAATAAAGAAGAAAAACAATAGGTTACAAAGTAAACATAAGAAAATACATAGTACAATTTCTAGTCTTGTAACCCTTTAAAAACAAAAGAAAACACCAGCAATTCAATCTTAAATTTATAAAAATAAGTTAGTTGTATCGGTGTTTTTTCAAGATTAGTTTTGGTGATCTTAATACAAAAGATTTGACATGTGACGAAAAAAATGTAATCTAGTAACCATAAACATACAGAAAGCGATCAAGCTTTTCTATAAAAACAGACCAATAGATTCCTAATCTTGAGGTCGTAGGTTCAAATCCTACTCGGGGTACTCCCATTTTTATAGGTAAAAGGTTGCAAGATTTTTTCCGCTTTCTACATGTAATAAATAGGGAGAGATAAAAAATGAAGCAAAACAATTATGGCGACCTTCTAGGATTCAATTAATGGAGGCGACCTAAAGTGAAAATAAAAATACAAGACTTTTACATCAAACATAATGCGATGCTTTGGAATAAATCTTGTGAACAACACAGAGTAGAAAACACAAGAAAGATAAAACGATTCTTTGAATATCAAGACATAGCAAACAGATACATTGACGAGGTAAAAGAAATTGATGTCGATTTATTCATACATCACATAAATACTGTAGACGGTTTAGCAGACTCGACATGTAATAGATACATTGCTGCGATATCTGGATTCTTTAAACTTGCAGTTAAATATGGGTACATCAAAGAACCTTTGAAGATTAAGCAAACTAGAGAGATACAAACTAGACCAAGATTCTTTACAGATGAGGAAATCAATAAAGTAAATCAAATATTAGACAACAGCCGTCATCCTTACGTTAAACATTTCTTTACTCTTGGTTTAGAAACAGGAATGCGAAAAGGAGAAATACTATCTATTGGTTTAGATAAAGAAGAATGTAAAGAACAGAATAAAACTTATGGTGTTATATCTAAAGATCGCAAGATAGTACATCTGTATCAAACTAAAAACGGACATGAACGTATAGTCCCGATTAATAAGTACGCTAATGACGCATTAATTTCGCTACGAGATAAACCTAGTCTATTTTATACACAGAAAAGTTTTTACAACACATGGAGAAAAGCTAAAGAGGATGCTGTAGGTAATGATGATAATTTTGTCTTCCATGTAACTAGACATACATGTGCTACCACATTAGCCAATGATCATGGTGTACCTACAGTTTTGATTGCTGAGATATTAGGACATAGATCAATGGATACAACTAAAAGATATGTTCATGGGAAGCAGGAAAATTTATCTGCGATTATGAATCAGTTAGGAGGAATTTCAAACAATAGAGGAGAGAAAGACAATGCGATTAATCAATGAAAAAGAGCAAATCTTGATTATGACAAGTAACCATGATATAAAAAAAGAACATTCTAAAGGGAGAGGTAAAGAAGATATGTTCAAACATAAGCAAGCATATCGTCTACAAATGTTACGAAGGAAACATGGATTAACTACAAGGAAACTTGCAGAAAAATTAGGTGTTTCAAACGGTATTGTTAGTAGATGGTGTAGGGGAGAGGCATACCCAACAAGAAAACATGTCAGAGTGATCTGTGAATATTTTAAAGTTGAGCCTGCATGGTTAATATACGGTATTGACGACAAGCCACAAGAAAACGATTTAAGTTTTGTATACGAAAGTCTCAATGATAAAAATAAAGATAGTTTACTAGATATTGCTAAAGCACTTCTAAACGCACAGATAAATTACCATAAAACAGGGATAGACGAGGAGATTAGTAATGGGACTAATGGTGACAAAGAAGGATAGGTGTAGGGAGAAAATTAAAGATGCTCAAAAGTATTTTGTAAAAATAGTAAGTGAGTTTATTTATAACGATGAACCTGTTTTTGTTGTGAATAAAAAAAGAGAGATAAGATTATCAGGTAACACAAAGAGACATATAGACAAGCTGAACCAAGATAAAGAAAAATGGCTACAAGAGATATTTGAAGATGAGCTTGATATTGTAGTGCAAGATTGGATTAAAACAAGAGCGTCTTATAATGAAGATCTTGAACACCCATCATCTCAAATGAAAAACTTTTTAGCATGGCAGAAAGTGGGTATTTTGTACCTCTACATAATTGATGGTAAAGAATCTTATATTGATGTTGTACCTCATGAACATGTCGAATCATTTGTATATTGGGCTAAACTGGCAACTCGTTTTATTGACTGTAGGCATTACCCAAAAGTAAAGCATTATTTCAATGATGACACTAATGAAAGGTACGTCAAATCACCGAATAACAAAGATATTCTGGGCGATTTAGAGATTGCTATTGGCGATTATGACGAAGGTTCTGGATTTCCACGTTATGTGAACTACCACAACAACATAGTCACGACAAAAGCAACAATAGAATGATACCTTACATGTTCTAACGTATAGCCGTTCACCTACTTATGAATACATAGGTGTTCGGCTTTTTTGTGCCTGTAACGGACACTTTGAGTAACCAAATAGTAATTATGGTGATCCTTTAGGAGGGGAATCTATGGAGAACATTATGAAAAAAAGTAATGTGATTGATGAAGTTTTGAGAGAAAGAAAGATGCTTGAAAGAGGTAAAGACAGGTATCTTAAGAGATACTTAGGAGACGATGGGCAATTAGACAAAAGAAGGTCTAGTCATAATAACCCTCATAATATAATTAAAGGAGCTTTGTCTAAAGTATCTAAAGATATCCAAGAAAGCATAGAAAAAGAGAAAACTAAAGAAGGTGGTAGACCGTCAAGATGGTATTCAGAGATGAAGGATTTGGATGTCGATATCTTAGCTTACTTAGGTTTAGTTACATGTTTTGAAGCTGTAACTCAAAGTCTTTCCCATACTTCATGTATTGTTAAGATAGCTGAAAGAGTAGAAAGAGAAATATGGTCTAAAGAATTAAGAGATTTTGATAGCAACTTACCTAAAGAAGACAGATTTCTAAAAGGTGTTGTCGATAAAGTAACTAAAGAACACTCATCAGAAAAATACAGAAAGAACGCTTTGAGTGCTATAGCTAGGAAAAAAGGATTTAAATCTAAGTTTAAAGAAAGATGGAAAGGTAAAGATAAGATACCTTTTGCTGAACCTGTAATCAATGCTGTCTTACGAACATCAGGTGTCTTTGAGATATGGGAAAAGTCTATACCTAAGAAGACACATAAGATGGTCGGGTTAACTTATGAAGCAAGACAGATGCTAGATAAGATGGATTTCGATTCTATGTGGAACGAACCCATGTTAGCACCTATAACTTATAAACCTATTGCATGGGAATCTATAGATACTGGTTGTTATAAAGATGATGTAGTAGCTAGTTTTGTACCTTTAGTCCGTGCTGCAAACTCACAACAAAGACAAGCGATAAGACACCAGTTAAAACTTAAGAAACTAGCAGGTGAAACTCCAGATTACATCAAAGCCCTTAATGCTATCCAAGATACCCCTCTTACGATTAATACATTTATGTTGGAGGTCGTAAACTTTTGTTGGGAGTCAGGAGAGCTTGTCGATAAATTCCCAAGAAAGGAATACTACGAATACCCTGATAGACCTGAGAACTATGATGAGTTATCAGATGAAGAAAAGAAAGGGTGGCGATTGAAGTGTAAAGAACGCATGATTAAAAACAGAGAAGTAGATGGTGCTAGGGCAGTATTTGATCAAGACATCCGTACTGCTAGAGAACTAAGCGAATACGAGGAATTTTATTTACCGTGGAATCTATGTTTCCGTGGTCGTTGCTACCCTGTACCATTTTTTAATTACCATCGTGACTCACATGTTAAATCATTATTTTTATTTAGAAACAAACAGAAAGTAACTAGCGATGGGTTTAACTGGCTGTGCATCCATATAGCAAACGTAGGTGACTTTGATCGTATATCAAAAGCATCATTAGATGACAGGTTAAAATGGGCTGTAGATAACCAAGAGATGATCTATGATTGTGGTCGAGATTTTATTACCAACATAGATAAATGGAAATCTGCTGATAAACCATTTGAGTTTCTAGCGGCTTGCCATGAGTTCGCTAATATTATTGATGATGAAGATTATGAATGTGGTCTACCTATAGCGATTGATGGTAGCTGTAGTGGAGTCCAACATTATAGTGCTGCTTCATTATCGGATACTGATGGTGCTATGGTCAACTTGACTAAGACAGACAAACCTCAAGATGTTTACCAGAATGTAGCTGATAGAGTAGTGGAAAAACTTAAGAAGATTAAAGATGGAATTGACATTGATCAGACTATTTTATCTTTGTTTCCTAATTATGAAGGGAAACTAAATTCTACAGCATATAGAGAACGTAAGAAGACATTTCCACAGTTAGCTGAATTGTGGTTAGAGTACGGAGTCAGTAGGTCTACTGTAAAAAGAAACTGTATGACTTATGGGTATTCAAGTAAGAAATATGGATTCTCAGACCAACTCTTTGATGACTTTATGAAACCACTAAAAGATAAAGTTATGAGAGGTGAAATCGACAAACATCCATTTCAAGATGTAGAAAGAAAAGCCACTTCATTTTTAGCCGCGATAAATTACCAAACCATAGAAGAAGTTATATCTAGTGTTGCAGGTGGTATGAAGTTTTTTCAGTCTACTGTAGATGCTTTGACTGCTGAAAATAAATCTATGCGTTGGGAAACACCCATTGGTTTTCCTGTAGTACAAAAGTATACCCATTGGAACGCTAAGAAAGTCAGGATCTTCTTGTACGATAGAGTAGCTATGGTAGAGAAAAGAAGTCAAATAACTGTGAGAGAGCGTGATGAAACTAAGATTGATAGGAAAAAATCAAGATCAGGTATATCACCTAATGTAATTCACTCTATGGATGCTTCTCATCTCATGTCTACAGTTCTCTATTGTAAGAAAGAGGGTATCAATGATTTCTTTGTTATACATGATTCATTTGCTACTACAATCAATGATACTTCAAGACTCTATGGTTGTGTCCGTGAGGCATTCATAGACATGTATAAAGACTGGTGTATGTATGCTGATATACAGGATCAGATACGACAGCAGTTAAATAACCCGAACACAAACAAACTAAAAGAAATACCAAAGAAAGGCAAACTTAATCTGGAGGATATCAGAGAGAGTGCTTACTGTTTTTCATGAGTGTAATGGTTACTTTCAGTTCACAAAACTATAAAAAAGGAATAAAAATGCACCCAAGAGAAGCAATTTTGGGATTAGCTCAGAATTTGATGTCTAAAGGTAAAAAGCTACCGAAAGATTTACTAAAGGAAGCAGAGCGTTTAGGTATCAATTTACCGCAGGAAAACAATGTTAAAACTAAAGGAGTAAATAAAGATGGCTCAAAAGAGAGTTAAGTTCGTAACCTCAACTGGTAGGTGTCAGTATCCGTATTTGACAAAACCTGATGTTCAGTTTAATCCAGAAGGAGTCTACAAAGTAAATCTAATTGTAGATGACTGTAAAGATCTTCTTGATACATGCAAACAGCTTGCCGAAGAAGAATTTGGAAAGAAAGGAAAGTATCGTCTACCTATTTCTGTAGATGAAGATTCTGGTGAACACATCATCAAGATCAAATCTAAGTATGCACCTAAATTCTTTGACTCTAATGGTCAAATGCTTGCAGGTAAACAAGTACCTGATTTATGGGGAGGATCAATAGTCCGTATTGGTGGGACTATAAACCCATATACAGTAAGCGGTCAGAAAGGTATCACACTACAACTGAATAAAGTACAGGTCATTGAACCTGTAGATGCAAGCACTTCACAAGATAGTGAAGGATTCGATTCTGTAGAAGGTGGATTCGTGGCTAGTGAAGCAACTGTAGAGGATACATTCGATGACAAAGAAGAAGAAACCAAAGACACGGCAGACCGCTTCTAAGATGAGAGGTATCCGTTATGGATATCGTTCTGGTTTAGAAGAAAAGATAGCTAAACAAATTGCAGATGCAGGTCACAAAGTAATCTACGAACAGGAAAAGATTAGTTATGTCGTACCCCAAAGAAATGCCAAGTATTGTCCCGATTTTAAGTTACCCAAGAAAGGCGGTTTCTTTTTCGTAGAAACGAAGGGTATATGGAATGTGGGTGATCGACAAAAACACTTGTTTATCAAAGAGCAATTTCCTGAGATAGATATCAGATTTGTATTTAGTAATGCAAAAAGCAAGTTATACAAGGGTTCTAAAACTACTTATGCACAATACTGTGACAAGCATGGATTTAGATATGCAAACAGGTCAATTCCCCCCGATTGGCTAAATGAGCATAAGTAACTCTTAGGAGAGTAGGGGATGGCTTCGGCTGTCCCCTTTCATTAATTTAAGGAGAGAGCAATGGATGATGGTAGTGATAGTAATTTTTTAAGACACATACCATGTGACAACTGCGGATCATCTGATGCTAACAGTTTATATGATGATGGGCATTCTTACTGTTTTGCGTGTGAAACGCATACACCTGCTATGAGTGGATCAATAGATATTGTTGCTGTAGTTAACAATCAAAGTAAAGGGTTACTGGATGGAAGATACGCATCACTAAAGAAGCGTGGTTTAACCGAAGAAACCTGTAGGAAATTCAACTATATGTTGGTTGATGATTACAAGGGTAAACCAGTACAAGTAGCTTGCTACAGAGATAACAACAATCAAGTAGTAGCTCAGAAACTTAGAGACTCCTCAAAGAACTTTACGATACTTGGGGATGCCAAAGCAATGACACTTTATGGTAGTCATTTGTTTAGCACTGGTAAAAAGCTAGTGATAACTGAAGGTGAACTAGATGCTATGTCAGTCAGCCAAGCTCAAGGTCACAAATGGGCAACTGTAAGTTTACCTAATGGGTGTCAGGCAGGTAAAAAGTCACTTATGAAAGCATGGGATTACTTAGAAGCTTTTGAAGAAGTAATCTTGATGTTTGATAATGATGAGGCAGGTATAGAGTCAGCCAAACTATGTGCTGAGAGTCTACCAGTAGGTAAAGCTAAGATTGCCTCTATAGCACCATACAAAGATGCTAATGAAGCTTTATTAAAAGGTGATACCAAAGCAATCATTAATTCTATTTGGCAAGCTAAAACTTATCGACCTGATGGTATCACCAGTTCAGCAGAATTAAGAAGTGTTGTCGGTAAATCGGATGTAGCTTCATCAGTTTCTTATCCTTACCAAAGACTCAATGACATCACTAGAGGCATAAGAACTTCAGAATTGATTAGTATATGCGCAGGAAGTGGAGTGGGTAAATCAACTTTCTTAAAAGAACTTATCTACCATTTACATACAAATGGAAATACTTGTGGCGCAATCATGTTAGAGGAATCTACTAAGAGAACTATACAAGGATTAACAGGTATTGAGCTAAATAAAAACATTTGTATTGACCATGATGTAGCTACTGAAAAAGAGATAAAGAAAGCATTTGATAAGCTATTTAAGAAACACCCTATCTATCTATTTGACCATTTCGGAGCTTCTCAAGTAGACACTATCTTGAATCGAATTGAGTACATGGCTAAAGGTTTCGGCTGTAAATATTTGGTTATAGACCATTTATCAATATTAGTTAGCGGTTTGACTGGATCTTTGAAAGGAAACATATCAGAGAGACAGTTAATTGATTCAGCAATGACTTCATTAAGAACTTTAGTACAAAACTTAGACATTTGTTTATTCGTTGTCTCCCATTTGAAAAGACCAAGTAACGGAGGTAGTCATGAGAATGGATCTAAAGCAAAACTTAGTGAACTTAGGGGATCACATTCTATAGCGCAACTAAGTGATTTTTGTCTATCCCTAAATGTTGACAAAGATAACCCATCTGATTACAGGTCACTAGAAGTTTTAAAGAACAGATTCACTGGTGAAGTAGGTTACGCAGGTACTTTAGCTTACAACAGGGAAACTGGTCGTTTATTAGATGCTGATAAAGACAGTAAATTTTAAGAATAAGGAGTAACTAATGTTGAAAGCCGATGGTTTTGACAAAGCAATCTTAGGGCAAACTTTTGATACAGCAGTCCAAGAAGAAAGACTTATTTACTCTTTAATTAAATGTATTGATGTACTTGTTACTAGGGACAAAATGACACCTGATGAGGCATTTGAATACATGGAATTTAATGTTTTAAACACCTATATCGGAAAATCACAGCCGATATTTTTATTCGATACTCAATATGGAGATGGTATATGTCAAAAGGAGACAACTACAGATCTGTAGATAAAAAGAAATACGATAGCGAATTTGATCGCATCTTTGGAAACAAAAAGAAAAAGAAGAAACCAACAGAAGGATCTTGGGATGCCAATGGTTCACCAGTAGAAGATGTAGCTGAAAGGAGTAACAACTGATGTCAAGAATTGTATTCGACTTGGAATCTAATGGATTACTTGAAGAATTAGATACGATTCATTGTATTGGTTATGTCGATTTAGACTCTAAAGATAAACAAATAGAAGTTTCTACTGATATTGAAGCAGTCTTAAAGTTACTTGAAGATGCTGATGAGATCATTGGGCATAACATTGTTCGATTCGATATCCCTGCTATTCAAAAAGTTTACCCAAAGTTTAAAGTAAAGAAAGCCACAGATACTTTAGTTTTATCACAGCTAGTCAAAGCTAATTTATACAATGATGATTTCAGTAATGTGTCTTTACCTCCTGAGTTTCTCAAAAGAATGTATGGAAGCCACAGCTTAAAAGCATGGGGTATGAGAATGAGTAATCTAAAGGATGATTATTCAGGTGGATGGGAAGAATGTAATGAAGAAATGCTCAAATACTGTAAGCAAGATGTAGCAGTAACCAGAGATTTATATAACTTATTAATGGCTGAGGATTTCAGTAAAGAATCTATAGATCTTGAACATTCACTCAATGAAATCTGCTATCGAATTGGAAACAATGGATGGTATTTTGATGTCGAAGCAGCCAGTAATCTTTATGCAAAGTTAGCTCAAAGAAGAACAACATTAGAATCTGAGTTAACTACTTTATTTCCAAACTGGATTGTAGAAACACCCTTTACACCTAAAGTTAACAATAAGAATCTTGGGTATGTAAAAGGTGAACTATTTATAAAGAAAAAGGAAATCCAATTCAATCCTAACAGCAGGAAACACATCTATAAGTGTCTAAAAGATAAATACGATTGGAAACCTGATAAATGGACTCCTTCTGGTGAAGCTAAGATAGACGAAAGTGTCTTAAGTACACTCCCATATCCTGAAGCAAAGAAACTAGCAGAGATGTTTTTGTTAACTAAAAGAATCTCACAGTTAGCTGAAGGTAATCAAGCATGGCTAAAGTTATGTGGTAAAGATAACTACCTTAAACATACTTTAATAAGTAATGGTGCTGTATCAGGTAGAGCTTGCCATAGATCACCAAATCTTGCTCAAGTACCAAGTGTAAGAGCTAAGTATGGAAAAGAATGTAGATCATTGTTTACTGCCCCAGAAGGATATTCAATTGTTGGCTCAGATTTAGATGCTTTAGAGTTACGTTGTTTAGCTTACTGGTTAGATGATGATAATGAATACTACAGGCAGATACTTGAAGGTGATATCCATAGTTTCAATCAAAAGAGTGCAGGTTTAGAAACTAGAGATCAAGCTAAGACATTTATCTATTCGCTTATCTTTGGTGGCGGTGATTTTCTTATTGGAAAAATCGTAGGTGGTAACTCAAGAGATGGGAAGAAACTTAAAGCAGACTTTGAGAGATCTGTCCCTGCATACAAAAGATTAAAGAATGAGTTAGCTAGAGCTTATAAAGCGAAAGGTTATATCAAGGGACTAGACGGAAGAAAACTCTATGTTCGTAGTGAGCATAAACTTCTTAGCCAATTACTCCAATCTACAGGAGCAATAATTTCAAAGAAATGGGTACAAGAAGTAGATCAATTGATAACAAAAGAAAAGTTAGACGCAAAGATATGTGGTTTTATCCATGACGAAATACAAATAAGAACTTTAAATAAGGATGCAGAATATGTCGGTAACATCTCTCGAAGAATGGCGGAAGAAGCAGGAAATAATTGGGAGATGCAAATCTCCGCAGGATTTACCATTGGAAGCTCTTGGGCTGAAACCCACTAAAGATAAACCTGCTGAATTTAAAGAAGATGTAGAGCAGATCTTATCTTTCTATATTGTTTTAGATAGAGCATGGAGAAAACCTCCAACACTTAAATCTACATTTTCAAGAGAAGGTGCTTTTCATATAGCTATTTGTGCCTCAATGAATTTTATTACCAACTGCATTAATTATGAAGATGATATCTATGGTAATGAATGGTTAATAACTGAAGCAGGTATGAATTTTAAAAAGGAGTTAGACAATGCGTTACGCGACCTTATCGAAAAGTAAACCAACATTATTAATTGATGCTGATTTATACCTATATAGATCTTGTGTCGCCTCAGAAGAAGAAATTTGTTGGTCTGAAGAAGAAGACATTTGGAGTCTATACGCAGATCTTAAAGTAGCTAAACAGATTTTCACAGAACAAATAGATAGCTTTTGTCAAAAGTTAAATACATCAGAAATACTAATGTGTTTGTCTGCACCAGATAACTTTAGAAAAGATGTTTACCCTCTCTACAAATCAGGAAGAAAAAAGACTAGGAAACCACTTGGATATAGAGCATTTGTTGATTGGTGTAAAGAAACTTACCCATATCACGTTGAGCCTAAATGTGAAGCTGATGATGTTATGGGATACATCCAATCATCTAATAAAACACCTACAGTTATCGTGAGTGATGATAAAGATCTAAAGACAATCTCAGGCAAGCTATATAGACCCATGAGTGATGAGTTACTTGAGATTAAACCTAAAGATGCTGATTACAATTGGTTAACTCAATGTTTAGTCGGTGATTCAGTAGATGGTTATAAAGGATGCCCAAGAATAGGAGAAAAGACAGCTATTAAAGTCTTAGGAAATCATCCTACTTGGGACTTAGTAGCCCAAGCATACATCAAAGCAGGATTAACTAAGAAAGATGCTGTAGTTCAATCACAGTTAGCCAGAATACTTAGGCATACCGATTGGGATACAAAGAAAAACAAAATAAAACTATGGAAACCAAAGTGAAACAACAGAAAGAAAGACTATGTGAAATCGTAGGTAAAAAGATGACACCAGAAGGCGATTGGATAGAAGTAAGTTTCTTTACAGGGACAATCTTTGAGTGTGAATGGTATTGGGACTCAAGAGAATGGATTGGATTTAAAGACATGCAAGTAATAAGTAAGGAGAAAAATAATAATGAACAAGAAAGCAACTAAAGAAGATTGGCAGAGACTACAAAAAGAAGTACCTGCATTACCAACTAAAGAAGAATGGGAAGACATAGCTAAACACCACAAAACCTTAGATAACATTAACCCTAGTCATTACAAAATGCCAAACAATATGGAATGTATAGATATCATGGTAGAAATCTTTGGAAGACCTGCGGTGACTAAATGGGCTGAGATCAATGCCTTCAAATATGTTTTCCGTATGTATAATAAAGGTGCAAGAGTAGACAACATCAAGAAAGCAATATGGAATCTTGAGTTTGCTTTAGGAAAAGACCCTAGAGATAAAGACAATGCCTGATTACATATTCAATCTAAAACAAAAAAAACCAACAACACTTAAAGC